CTGTACTATCTTGTATTATATAGATCAAACCTGTTTGACCTGCTGTAGCATTAGAAGGAGCAGCAAGCGTTCTATTATCTGCAAGAGTCACAAGAAAATTATTCCCTGTTAAAAAGTCAACAGCAATAGAAGTTGCATCAGTCAAAGTTGTAATTGGATTTACAGCCCTTGCAGAAGTACTGATAATGAATTGACCATCGCGTATAGTCTTGGTTCCTAGAAGCGTTGTATTGACTGTCACAGAGGTTCTAAGATATCTTATATCAGCAAGAGAAGTATCAGGAACATTCGTGGCACATACACCTATGTCTGCACTAGCTGCTGTTCCTAAATTAAATCCTTTAGTATTGGTAGGAAGAACAGAAGTTGCATCACAATAAACCCATCCTATTCCTCCAAGAGGAACATTATATCCATCACCTCCAGCAGTTTTAATTTTAATAATATCGCTTGCAGTTGTATTAGCAGATACTGCATTGTTAATTAAATAATGTTTAGTATTACCTGGAATAACCAAAGAGATAGTATTATGAGTTCCTCCTACTGTTCCTTTAATATGTATAATAGCAGACCTAGCTTGATCTCCTGTTCCATTATTACTAGTCAAAGTAACAGAAGTTGTAGCTCCTACATCAATAGTAGTAATACCTGCAATAGCCTGATCAGTTAAACTAATGACACCATTGTTTAATACATCGCCCCAAGAATTAGGATTGTCACCATCCCCTTGCTTGTTTAATCGTATATTAGTTGTAAATGTACTTGCCATTATTTAAATTCCCTTATTCTTTTCTGGTAATCCTGTTGCTATAATATAACCTACAAGCATCTTATTAGGAGTTTTTATTTTTAGTATACAAGAATCAGCTTTAGTATGATCTATATAACTTGCTATAACTTCATCAACTATAAATAAAACAGGAGGTCTTAAACCAATACAACCTTGAGAAATTCTTTTCTCTATAATTTTACTTGTAATAGCATCTTTACTTTTAGAATCTGCCAGAGCTATTTCCATTATATCTTTTTCTTCTTTACAGATAAAAAAGGCAGCTACTTTATCTCCTTTTCCCCATGTTTCTTGTGCTGTTATACAAGTTGGTAGTAAGGTAAAACAAGTAATAAGAAATAATTTTGCAAACATTTAACTATTTACTTGCTCTAGGATTAAGAGGCCACTCGTCAAACTCTGAACATTCTTTACCTGCATCGCTCATTTCTTTTGTAAAGACTGTCATTGCTTCAAGACTCGCAACATCTGACTTTGCATCTATGGCAGTCTCCAACGCAGCAGCTTTTGCTCTTAGGTCTGTACGCCACTTGGCAAGGTCTGCTGGCTTGGCAGTACTATTGTCTTGTTCTCTGATGACAATCCAATCAGTTTGCGCCAAGGTGCTTTGAAGAACAGAAGATACATGGTTCTTCATTGTAGTTTTAACAGCATCAACGTCTCTGGGAGTTTGTGATCTGGTGACAACAACCTTGTCTGCTTGTACCGCAGGAGAAGACTCTGAAGAAGCGTAGAACATATTTTCTCTACCACTACCTTCATGTACATAAGGTACAATACCTAATGCTTTACGTTCTTCATCTGTCCAAGCAGACGTAAAGATAGCTTTTGAATATTGGACATTATTAATTGTCATTGCTTTAGGGATGTTGATAATCTCTACCAACTGACTGCCCATAATTCTTGCCCACATAGTCTTAGTTCTCCTTTAATTATTTACCATACACAGGAGGGAGTGTACCGTTTCCTGCTATATCTGCTATTGCTAGATATATGAAAGTTGCTGACCCATTAATACTTGCACCTGTAGTCCTTAATTTTACTCCAGAAGAAAGGAAATCAACATATTCACTACCAAGTCCTCCTGCTGCATTGGTCAAATTAGCAAACAGGTACTCTCCTGTAGGATTATAGTCAGGTCTTTTATCATCAAGCATTACCCAGTTTTCTACTCCTGTAGACTTAGCCATAAAGAATGCAGGTTTAAAACCTAGATCAATATAAGGACCATTTGCATTTCCATTACCAGTGTACTTTCCTACCTTACATACACCAGGAACTGATCTAAAACAATAATTTATACATTCAACACTGTTAAAAAATGATCCTAATGTAAATACTGTTGATGTAGCAGCTGCACCAAAAACTGTGCTGCCAGTGAATACACTGTTGGTTGCGTTCAATTGCAGGTAGTTATTAACACTATCAAACGCACTTGAATAAACCAACCAATTAGCACTGCTTAAATCTTTATTAATAATTAAATCTGGTGCAGCGCCAAGGCCATGACCAAAAGTTGCACCAGAACCTCCTGTTGTTCCTTTGACAATTGAAAAATGTCCTGCATCAGCAGCAGTCACTGTCGTATTTACAGATCCACTTGTATTAGTTGAGGTACTATTAGAGCCTAACCAATTCCAACTCACATAATTTTCTGTATTTGTATTAACTTGATTTAAATTACCAACTGTAAAACCATCACTGCCAAATGTTGTTAGCCCTTCAGCTTCTGTAGTTTGAGCAGAAGAGTCATCAGACTCAATTTGTTTTGTAGTACCTCTAACAACGTCATACAAAGCATGACTGTCATCAGCATCTCTGTTTTTAATCCAGACCCAATCTGGCTTAAAACCTGTTCCTGTAACTGCCTTACCGCCAGAACCAATAGCAGTTCCATTGCCTGTGTACAGTACAGGTTTAAAGTAATCTATGCCTTGATAAGTTGGTGCTGTAAGGTTTGCAGAATTAGGAGCTAAAAATCCAGATGGTACAGCATATTTAAAATTGCCATGACCATTTTCATCAGCATTGCCACCAGCAGTTATGTTGCCAGACATGGTAGGGTTGTCACCAAAATTCATAACACCTATGTCAGATGATCTAGATGCGCCCATAATAAAAATATAATCTTGTACTGTGAGTTGGTCATCATGGTTATTAATATCTAACGTAGTGCTATCTGTTCCAGACCCATTTCTCCAAGTACCCTCTACTCCAATCCATACTTTTCCTGTGCTTGGCTCAAACGCCATTTGTTGTATGTCACCAGCCTGTGCTGTGGTAAAACCAGAAACAGAAGCACTGCCATTATCATACAGTGTACCTCTGTAAAAAAATGCTGATTCTCCTCCAGCACCAAAATAACCATTGCCATTACCAGCATTAAAATTTGCAATAGCTATTCCATTACCTAGTCTTCCACCATCTCCAGATACAGAACCAGTTTCAACGTAGTATTCCCAATAAATTTTAGGGTCATCTGGTTGTATCAGAGTTGGACTTATCAGTCCTTTTGCTACTTGATTGCCACCGCTATAGACCATACGGTTGCTACCCAAACCCATTGTATAATTAGCTGCCGTATCTCCACTAGGAGTACCAATGTTTGAGATTTTGGGATACACTAAACTAGGAGTATTAGTGCTTTGATTAGCCGCTGCCATACTAGTGGGAGAAAAATCATTATTGTTAGAACTAATATCATTTCCTAGATCAGAACTATTTGCAAAGTCAAGACAAAAACTATTTCCCCCTGCTGTAGAGGCAAGAGCAGCTATATCAGCATCTGATTTAGGAGCAAACTGAGAACCATTAGTACCAAAGGTAAAGGCATCTAGGAAATCTGTAACAGCTACATCACCATTTTGTATTGACTGTCCAACCAGCATCGTTGTTTGTGTTTGGTATCCATTTAAAAAAGTACCTGTACCTCCATTGCTACCGACATTGTGCAATGCTGCATTACCAAAACTACTCATGGCAGCGGTAAATGTACCAGCTCCCGCAGTGACAGTAATGTCTACTTGCTCCCCATTGATATAAAGTCGTGCCTGATCAGAAGCAGACGATCCTTGATCAATACTTACCAATACAGAATACCAACCAATGTCCCTAAAGACTCTGGTTGTGCTATAAATAATTGTTGCTACTGCAGTAGTTTCAACTTGAATATCAATTGTATCATCTGCTTGGAAACTAAATCGATTGTTTCGAGTTGCACCACCTGTACCGCCAGTTGCTGAAAATATGTCTTGAACAGAGCCAAATGAATTTCTCTGCACCCACGTTGAGATGACAACTTTTGTTTGTGCTGATCCACTGCTAAATGTCTTGGCAAGTGTATCTGCTGACCCATCTAACCAAACAGAATTACCAATTAGAGTTGTGTCAAATGGTGTAGCACCACTACTAGCTGCTGCCGCACCAAATAATAAATTATTAGAAAATACCATGTCTAACTATTTCCATATGCGTTGGTTAAAATTGCATGAATGTTTTCTCCAGTATTATCACTAGAGACAGATACTACAATATAATCGAGTCTTCCCACTGCACCATTACTTACATCTAGAGTTGGTACGCTTGCTCCTATAAATTTCCAACAAGTGTTATAAGCTAGTGTACCACTGCCTCCTGACTGAATTAAGAAAATGCTTCCTGTTTGTCCTTTGGTAGCATTAGTAGGTCTAGCCAGGGTATGTGCTGCTGTAACTGTGGTAAGAAAGTTTTGAGCATTAGAGAAGTTTAAGGATACAGAAGTTATACCATTAATAGCTGTTGCTGATATAGCTGCTGCTCCTGACTTAGCCAAGAACAATTGACCACCCAGACTTACATTACCTGTAATCTGTGCTGCCCCACCAATCGTAGCTGTACCTCCTACATGTAAATTACCTGATACTGAAGCATCATCATCAAATGTTGCAGCACCTGTTGCCAAGAACGTACCTCCTATCGAAGTATTACCAGCTACATCTAACGTGCCTCCAACAGTTGTATTACCACTTACACGTACTGTTCCCAAGAATCCTGCTGCACCACTAACAGTTGCAGTGCTTAAAAGATTAACTGCACCTCCAATAGATACAGCCCCTCCTATTGAAGCTGCACCAACTACTGTTGCTGTTCCACCAATAACAATATTACCTGATACAGATACATCGTCATCAAAGGTAGCAGCACCTGTAGACATAAACGTACCACCAACTGAAGTGTTACCTGCAACATCTAGCGTACCACCAACTGTTGTGTTACCACTGACTCGCACAGTTCCCAAGAATCCTGCTGCACCTGATACTGTGGCTGTACTGAGAAGATTAACTGCACCACCAATTGATACTGCACCTCCTATAGATGCTGCACCTACTATTGTTGTACTACCTCCTACTACTAAATTACCACTTACAGATACATTAGTTTTAAATGTAGCATTACCTGATACTGTGGCTGTACCTCCTACAAGAAGATTAGTAACTGAAACATTTCCTTCAACTGGGGCTGTAATTCCTGTTAAGTTAGAGCCATCTCCAAAGAAAGCACTTGCACAAACTTTAGCATTAGTGGCTTGAAGATTACCACCTGCTATTGTAACTGTACCTCCAATATTAACATTACCACTTACAGATACATCATCTTTAAAATGTCCTGCTCCTGCTACAGTAACAGTTGATCCTAAGACTGTAGCCCCTTCAAGCGAGGTAGCACCACTAACTCTAACAGACCCTAAGAATCCTGCTGCACCACTAACTGTAGCAGTGCTTAAAAGATTTACCGCACCTCCTATAGATACTGCACCTCCTATTGAAGCTGCTCCTGCAACAGTTGCTGTACCTCCAATATTTACATTACCGCTTACAGATACATCATCATCAAACGTAGCTGCTCCTGTTGTTATAAGAGTTCCTCCTACAGAGGTATTACCTGCAATATTAAGAGTACCACCCAGTGTAGTATTACCACTTACTCTGACTGTACCAAGAAATCCTGCTGCTCCACTAACAGTGGCAGTGCTTAAAAGATTAACTGCACCACCTACAGAAAGAGTTCCTCCAATTGTAGCAGTGTTTGCAACTATAAGAGAACTTACAGAAGTATCTCCTGTTGCTGCAATACTGGTAAGATGTCTACCACTTCCAAAGTAAGAACTTGCACATACATCTCCATTAACTTTTAAAGAGCCTCCTACAGAAGCACTAGAAGATACTGCAAAGGCACCTCCTATTCTAATAGAATCAGTGGCTACAAGTAAAGCAGTGTTAGTACCATCTCCTCCCTCAACTTGTGTAAGAGAAGAAGATACAGCACCATTACCACTTACAGCAAGTTTAAGCAGACCTTTATAAGTATCAGCTATTCTTTTACCTGTTAAATCAAAATCACTCATGCGCTATTCCATACTGGTGAAACTACTTGATCACTCATGTTATTAGGAGTACCATCCCAAAGTAAGTTAGCTGTATTCCACACTAGGTTACGACCTCCTGAATCAGGTCTAGGATTTTTTATTTTAACATCATCCCTTACATCAGGAATTTTATTTTGGGGATGATTCTTTAAATCAAAAGCACCTTCATAATCTTCTGGACAAACTAATAAACCAAAACTATTTAGTTTCATTACCCTATGAGGATATCTAAAACCACAAGTATCACATATAGCTAATGCTTTACTATCTGTTGCCATTATACTGTCCTAATTTTTGGTCTAAAGAAAATACTTGCACGTTCTTTATCTTCTTCCATTGCTCTTTGTAAGAGTTCTTCATAGTTGCCTTTAAGCATTGCAATCTTTGCTGGATCAATGTTAGGTCTTTTCATTGCCATATAGTAAGATAATCCACAAGTCAAAGGAGGAAGAAATCTTTTAGGCATATCAGCATTTTGTCCTGCTGATTTATTCACATCTTGTAACTGACTTATGCGTTCTATCTTTAATATATCTGTACTGTTATCAGGTAAAGGCCATATACTTAATGTTGGATTATCTCTATCTCTTTTAACAGTATATTGAGTAGCTCTGCCTGTTTGATTTTTATTAGGTATTAACAAATATTCTTCAAAAGAAATTCTTGTTAATTGAATATCAGTATCATCTCTATTAAGAACTACTTCTAAAGCATCAATAGTAGAATTACTTAAAGCATATGATGTAACGCTGGCAGCTACTGTAACTGCTGTTACTTCAGTAGACCATAGAAGAACACCTCTGTTCTGCCAATCAGTCAGCATCAGATTAATAGAACGACGAGCAGAAGCAGGTTCATGACCAAGGGTATTTTCTCCCCCAATCATTTCTGTTGCTTCTTGTATAACCTCATCTATATCAAGGTTAAAATTAAATGTACCACTAGTTGCCATTACCTACCTACTTTTTTCATAGCTTTTTTATGTGCAGCAGTAAAAGTATCTCCTTGTGACATACGAGTTCTCATATATGTCATATGTTTTTTAGTATGATGTTTAGAATGCCTAGCTAAAGTATCTTCTTGTCTTTTAGTTAATTTTTTTACAATCATTAAAATCTCCTAAGAATCATAACAAGAAGCTACAAGTACTTGACCACCACGTTTAGCAAAAGTTTTTACCATAGTAGGTTTACCACCTACGCCTTGAGCTTTTGATCGTTTACGTTTAACTGCTGAACTTTTTTGAGATGAACTCATACTCTTAGCTTTAGCCAGTGGTACACATTTAGGATATTTTCTTTTACTTTCCTTTGTAGATTTACGTCCACATGGTTGATACTTACCATCTTTCTTAGGCGCTCCTATATCAACCCACTTCTCATCTACCCACTTTCTAAGTCCACCACCTTTTTTAGCTTTAGCTTTCTTTTTTCCTCCTGGTTTTATTTTACCAGAACATACGGCAGATGCATACATGTTAGCATATGCTGATGGATATACATCAAACTTACGCTTTGCAGCAGCTTTACCTTTAGGACAAAGTTTTGCCATCTTAGCATTTCCATCTTTTACGTGCTTGTCTAAGTCTTGAATTAGGATTCTTAGCTGCTTTTGGAAACTTCTTCATTTGTCCTGCTGATCTGGCACAGTAGCTCTTACGTCTAGCTGCTCTCTTTCCAGTAGGTTTAGATTCAGTTACAGCGGTCTTTAGTTTACTTCCAGGATTCTCTCTACGATATTTAGCCACACCTTTAGGAGTCATACCTGCTCCAGACCTAGTAGGACGTTTATGTCCTTTACCAATGGTATGACCCTTCATACCTTTACCAGTGCGTCTACGTTTAGGATTAGCAGACATTAAACTTGACCACCTTTTTTGTAACCATACATTACACCTTGATTAACCATGTCTTTAGGAATCTTCATTTCAATATTAAAGTCTCCACCACCACGCTTATTAATCTTCTTCATTTTTTTCTTTTTAGGTTTATCCTTTATATTAAGTTCATCTTGATCTTTAGGCAAATTATTGTAACGTCTTACTAGTCTAAGTCCCATTTTAATTCTCCTTAATTATACAAAGAAGAAACAAGATCATTACCTGACATGACCTGTCCACCTTCTTTACGTTTTACAACTTTACCACCTTTATTATATTTTTTAATTTGACCCCCTCGTTTTAAAGCTCCTCCTGTATAACCAACATCAATTTCTGTACGTTGATTTTGTCTAGCTGCGTCCATTGTACGAGAAGCACTGCTTTGTCCTTTAGTCAAGGGTTTACTTGCTTTTGCCTTATAAGGTTCAACGCGATCTTTTGCTAAAGGTCTGCCTGAGCCTTGTGTTCTACCACCACTTTTTAGAATTGCAGAAGTTTCTTTCTGTGCTGCTGTTTTTGTAGGAGCTTTATTAGCTGCTTGTGCAACATTCTTTTGTTGTCCTGACGTTAGATTTTTAATTTTATTTCCTAATGACCTAGCAAAAGCAGGGCCATGTTTAGTTGCAACTTTCATTAAAATAGGTAAAGCAACAGGAGCAATAAGAGCAGCGGCAGCAGCACCGATACCTATCTGACCTTTAAGTTTTTGCTCTGGCGTCATAGAGGTATCTTTTTCTGTCTTAGCTTTTTGCCTAGCTTTACGTCTTGCACGACTTTGTTCTCTTGTTCCCAAAATGTCTTGAGGTGTTTTAGATTTAGGAATTTCAGGCGCACTAAGATCAGCATTTGAAGATGCTTTTAGAGAAGCAGGTGTTTTACGTTTAGGAGTAGGTGTAGCTAACTCAGGAAATGATTTTTTTCTAGCTTGACTAGATGGGCTAAGATCACCT